ATGCAGGAACCAGCACGGTTACTAGACTAATTCAAGGGATAGTGAGAGTCACAGCAGAGGTAACTAGATAATGGCAACAACAATTACCATTACACCAGAAACTACTAGCATAAATGCTACTGCAAACTCAACGACAATTACTATTTCAAGTGCAGTCTCTGGAACTGCTTCTGATGCAGAGGGGTTAACCTTCTTAGGATCAGTAGGCGGCTTTGGAGGATCTACAGGAGATAGTGTAGAAGCAGCACTCAATCATTTAGCAAACAATTTTTTTGCAACAACAAGCGCGCCAACAGCTGGAACAACAGGATTAGCAGAAGGCGACTTATTTTACGATACTGACGACAATCAGTTAAAGATCTATCGCGAAACATCTGTAGGAACATATGAATTTGTCCCTATAATGATAGGAAATGATTCATCAGACTCAGACACGATAGACGCAGGGAGCTTTTAAGCTCATATAGGAAAGAATAATGGCACAAGTTATTAAAATCAAAAGAAGTAATAGTACCGCCAGTCCAACTTCTTTATCCGCAGGTGAATTAGCTTACTCTAGTGATAGTGATAAGTTATGGATAGGTCACCCGCAATCAGCGGCTGTTACAGCTATAGGTGGAGCATTGTATGTAGCAATGTTAGATCACACTGCAGGTACGCTCACAGCGAGTTCAGCAGTAATTGTTGACAGCAACAGCAAAGTTGACCAATTAAAATCTGGTAATATTGTTATCACTGGTTCTAGTGATACAATTTCAACGGGCTCAGGTACTTTAACCTTATCGCCCACAGCCGATCTTAAGATTACTCACGGCGGTACAGTAAACTTAGCGGCACAAGCAACCTCACTAAAAATAGTAGATAATGCAGGAGCCTCTCTTGATATAAACGAGGGTGGTAACTCTTATCTTAAATTTGTTACTACTAATTCAAGCGAACTAGTAGTTGTAGGTAAAGATACTACATTTGCTAATGATCTTAGTCTATTATCTGATGCGGCAGTCCTTAATTTTGGAGCCGATAAAGATACAAGTCTTACTCATGTAGCAGATACAGGTTTACTACTTAATAGTTCAAGAGAAATTCAATTTAGAGATAGTGCACTATCTGTCGGATCTTCAGCAGATGGTCAATTAGATATTGACGCTGATACCGAAGTAGAAATCACTACAGGAACTCTAGATGTTAATGCAACGACTTCAGACTTTAGTGGAACAGTTAATTCTGTCGGAAACTTTACAGTAGCAACAAACAAATTTACAGTAGCATCTGGAACAGGTAATACAGTAGTAGCAGGAACACTTACTTCAAATGGAGCAGGCGACTTCGATTCTACACTTAATGTAGACGGAGCAGCAACTTTCAATGGAGCAGTAACTCTAGGTAACGCAAGCGGCGATGCAATAACAATAACTGGAACACCTACTTTTACCCCATCAGCAGATTTTGATGGTGGATTAACAGTAGCGGCTTCTCAGACTATTGATATGGGTGGCAACAGAGTTCGTAATATTGCGACTCCAACAGCCAGCACTGACGCAACAACTAAAGCATATGTAGATAGTGTCAAACAAGCACTAGATATTAAAGATTCCGTTAAATTAGCAACGACAGCTGATTTAAGTGCAACTTATAATAATGGTTCTTCAGGTGTAGGAGCAACGTTAACAGCAGACTCTACTGGAACAATAACTATTGACGGTGTTTTAACTGCATTAAATAATAGAATATTGGTTAAAAACCAATCAGATTCAGAAGAAAACGGTATTTACTATGTATCAACAGCAGGTGCTGTTGGTGTAGCAGGAGTATTTACAAGAGTAACAGATGCAGACGCTAGCGCAGAAGTATCTGGCGGAATGTTCTGTTTCGTAGAAGAAGGTAGTGTTGCAGCAGATAATGCTTACGTTCTAACATCAATAACAGGTACTGCAACTATGGGTACCTCGGAACTAGACTTTACTCAGTTCTCAGGAGCTGGTCAGATTACAGACGGAGACGGTTTAGCTAAGAACGGTAACACAATGAGTGTTAGAGTTGATGATGTAACATTAGACATTGACTCAGACGTTATTGGATTTAAAGGAGTTGATGCAACTGCAAACGGTGATATAATGTACGGAGCAGGTGGATCAAACGGAGGTTTCACTAGACTTTCAGTAGGAACATATGATTCTACTAATAGTGTAGGACAAGTTTTACAGGTAGGAGCAAGTAGCACAGTTGCTTGGTCTAATACCTTAGATGGAGGCACATTCTAATGGCTCATGTAATTAAACTAAAAAGATCAGAAACAGGGAGCTCTGCTCCTAGTGGAGGAGACTTAGCAACACATGAGATCGCAATGAATGTAGCAGATCAAAAGATTTATACTAAAGCGGCTAACGGCTCTATAGTAACGGTAGCTTCGCACTCAGATGCGAGCGCGGTCACAGAGGACGACATATTAGCCCTTAGTATTGCATTAGGATAATACTATGGCATCAGCATTTAAAACAGCAACTTCAGCAGATGTAGGCACTTCATTAACGACGGTGTATACTTGTCCATCAAGTACAACATCAACGATAATAGGACTATATCTTTGTAATCAGAGTGGTGGGCAGATAGAAGCAAATTGTCAATTTTATGACACTAGCGCATCAGCACACATAAGTTTAACACACGCCACACCAATACCAAGTAATTCCACTCTGGTACTTGTAGGTGGAGACGGAAAAGTAGTTTTAGAAGCTGGAGATATAATCAAAGCACAAAGCAACGTAGCAAGCTCGATAGATGTAGTTCTATCGTATTTGGAGCAAACATAAAATGGCATTAATAGGTAAACAATTAGCACTTGTCGCTTCTTTAGAGGCGAACGCAGTTGGTACTACTGAAATAGTTAGTAACTCAATTACTGCTTCGGAAGTAGCCGCTAATTCTATTGGCACATCAGAAATTGCTGCAAATGGCGTTAGTACTTCAGAAATAGCAATTAACGCAGTAGGAGCAGCAGAATTACAAGCAGCAGCAGTAACGGCAGTAGCAGACAATGCTATTGACGCAGCAGCGATAGCGGCTAACTCAGTAGACTCAAGTGAATTAGTAAGCGGAAGTATAGACGGACTTCATTTATCAACAGGAGCAGTAACATCTGCCAAGATAGGAACAGATGCAGTAACTTCGTCTGAGATCGCAGCAAACGCAGTAGACTCAGCAGAAATTGCAGCAAACGCAGTTACAGCTACACAACTAGCTGATAACTCAGTAACAGCTACTAAGATACCTGATGGTACTATAGTAACTGCTACTATGGCAGATAATTCAATTACAGCGGCTAAGATTGTCAATGGCACACTTACCGCAGCAGATTTAGCAGACAATTCAATCACTTCAGTTAAAATAGCATCTAACGCAATAACAGCAGAAGAACTAGCACAAAATATAATTGCAGTAACACATTTAGCTGATGACGCAGTAGAAACAGCTAAGATTAAGAACTTAAATGTAACAACAGGTAAACTAGCAGCAGACGCTATTACTGGAGCTAAGATAGCAGATGATGCTATTGATAGCGAACATTATACAGATGGCAGTATTGATACTGCACATATAGCTGACTTACAAGTAACAACAGCAAAACTAGCAGCTAACTCAGTTACTTCAGCAAAAATAGTAAACGGCACAATAGTAGAAGCAGATCTAGCAAATAACTCTATTACCTCAGCTAAGATAGTAAACGGCACAATAGCTACAGCAGATATAGCAGCTGATGCAATAACAGCAGCTTTAATAGCTGATGATGTTGTTAACTCTGAACATTTAGCAGCAGGCTCAATAGACAATGAACATTTAGCTGATGATGCGGTAGATAGTGATGAGATAGCAGCTGGAGCAATAGACTTAGCTCATATGTCAGTAAACTCTATAGACAGCGATCAATATGTAGATGGATCAATAGATACAGCTCATTTCGCAGCAGGAGCGGTAGACGCAGCAGCTTTAGCAGCTAATTCAGTAGATACTGCAGAATTAGTAAGCGGTAGTATAGATACTATTCATTTAGCAGATAATTCAGTTACTTCAGCTAAGATAGTAAATGGAACAATCGTAACCGCAGATATCGCAAACAATGCTATTCTAACACAACACATAGACGATGATCAAATTACAGCCGACCAGATTGCGGCGAACGCAGTAACTGCGAGTGAGATCGCAGCAAACGCTGTATCTGCTAGTGAGCTTAAGAGTGATGCCTTATCGGGGCAAACGTTTTCTGGTAACGTAACGCTCTCGGGCAACCTAACAGTTTCAGGTACACAAACAACAGTTTCAAGTACCACAATAACAGTAGCGGATCCATTACTAGCATTAGCGACTACAAATAATGCCGCTGATGCAGTTGACATAGGGTTCTACGGTTTATATGATACTAGTGGATCACAAGATTTATATGGTGGATTATTCAGAGATGCAGGTGACTCAGGAAAATGGAAGTTATTTAAAGACAACCAAGCTGAGCCAACTACAACTGTTAATACATCAGGAACAGGGTATACAAAAGCAGTATTAGTAGCAGACATCGAAGGAGATGTTACAGGAGCTGTAACTGGTAACGCAAGCACAGCAACAGCTTTAGCTACGGGAAGAACAATAGGAATGACAGGAGATGTCGTTTGGACATCAGCCTCTTTTGATGGTAGTGGAAATGTAACAGCGGCTGCAACAATACAAGCAGACGCAGTAGAACAATCTATGATCGCAGACGATGCGGTTGGAGCAGATCAATTAGCAACTAATTCAGTTGTTACGGCTTCAATAGTAGCAGGCTCTGTAGACACGACAGAATTAGCAGCAGACGCTGTCACAGGCGCTAAGATAGAAGATGACGCTATTGATAGTGAACATTATGCGACTGGATCCATTGATACTGCCCATATAGCAAATGATCAAATAACTGCAGACTTGATGGCAGATAATGCAATCAATAATGTTGGTATGATATCTAGTGGTTTAATTACCGCAGATCTATTAGCAGCTAACTCAGTAGGAGCTTCTGAAATAGCACAGAATGTTATTACAGTAACTCATTTAGCGGATTCTGCAGTAGAAACTGCTAAGATAGGAGCTCTTCAAGTAACTACAGCTAAGATAGCTGGAGATGCAATTACTGGAGCAAAAATAGCAGATGACACAATTGATAGTGAGCATTATGCAGCAGGTTCAATAGATAATGAACATATTGCTGATGATGCTATAGATAGCGAACATTATGCAGATGGTTCAATAGACACAGCACATATAGCAGACTTAAATGTAACAGCAGCTAAACTAGCGGCTAACTCAGTTACTTCAGCTAAGATAGTGAATGGAACAATCGTAACAGCAGACTTAGCAGATAACTCAGTTACTTCCGCTAAGATTGTAAATGGAACAATAGTAACAGCAGATTTAGCAGATAATAGTATTACTTCCGCTAAGATAGTGAATGGTACTTTAACTGCGGCAGATTTAGCAGCAAATAGTATAACATCAACATTGATAGCTGCAAATGCAGTAGATACTTCAGAAATAGCAGGAAACGCTGTTGCAGCTACTCAGATAGCTGCTAATGCGGTAAGTGCCTCTGAACTCAAATCTGATGCTCTTGCTAGTCAAACTATGACTGGAGCAGTTACATTTAGTGGTGTTATTAATGGAACAAGCACACTTGGTATACAAGATAGTGCGCCACCACAAAAATTCCATATTGATGAAGTAGCAGGTATGGACGTAGGAACAGGTACAAGTTCTAGCACAAGTGTATTTAACTTAGATACCTTCACCGCAGCAACATTTAGAGTTGCTAAATACTTAATACAGATTACTAACTCAACAGATAGTGATTATCAAGCGCTGGAAATCGTATTATTCCATGACGGAACGACAGTTTATTTAACACAATACGCGTCCATTTTTGATAATGGAGCGCAGGCAGCCTTTGACGCAGATATAGACTCTGGAAGCGTAAGATTAAGAGTTACACCTGCTTCAGGCGACACAATGGCTTATAAATTTATAAGGACTACAATAGAGGCATAAAATGGGAACAAAATTACAGTTTAATATAGAAGATGCAGGACTCAGTGTAGATGGTACGGAGGTTATTACTTCTGCCAGAGCAGTAAGCAATTTAGATATTGCTGCAGGTAAAATTTCAAGTGGCACAATGGCTGCAGGAAGACTACCCTATACTATCACTACATCAGCACCATCGGGAGTGGGAGCAACATCAAGCGGGCACGTCTGGTACGTTTATTCTTCATAGGAGGCTAAATGGCAATTTATGTAAACGATAGCGGGACACTCCGACAATTACGCTTTATCGCTATCAACGATAGTGGTACTGTGCGTCGTGTCAATTCAGTTTACGTAAACGATAGTGGTAGTCTAGAAGGGCCGTTCTCGGCAATTCATACCACATCAAGGTCTACAAATACAGAAACAGCATATGCTTCAGGCACTCACGAAACTGCCTATAATACAACAACTGCCTACGATACTACTAAAACAACTCAGACAGATTTTAATACTACTACTGCTTATAATACAGTAACTACGTTTAATACAACTACAACGTATACCACAACTACTACATTCGATACTAGTCAAACTACAACTACTACATTTAATACAGATACTACTAGAACAACGGCAACAGCCCCTAGTACAACTACTTCCTTCGATACTACAACTACCTATGATACTAGTAAGAGTACGACTACGACTTATGATACTACTACAACTTATACAACAAGTTATGATACTACTATAAGTACAAGTAGAAATACTGGGTTTACAAATAATACTTCTCAAACTACAAATACTTCAAGAACTACCTCAACGGCTTATGTAGATAGCACTTCTACTACTTGGTCTACTAATACTTCTAAAACTACAAGTACTGCATATGTAGACAGTACAGCTACTTCTTGGAATACTAATACTAGTAAAGCAACAAGCACAGCTTATGTAGATAGTACAGCTACTTCTTGGTCTACTAACACATCTAAAACTACAAGCACAGCTTATACAGATAATACTGCTACTTCTTGGTCTACTAATACCAGTAAAGCAACAAGCACAGCATATGTAGATGCTACTTCAGGAACTAATGCTACTTCACAGAATACTAATACTTCATGGAATACTAATACATCTTGGAATACAACTACTGCATATACAGATAATACTGCTGGAACTAATAATACATCTTATGCAACTGCTGGAACTAATAATACTGCTGGAACTAATAATACAGCTCATAATACTTCAGGAACTAATAACACGAATACGTCCTGGAATACCAATACTTCTTGGGGAACTACTTACGGAACCAGTGGAACAAATAGCACAAGTCAAAATACGACATATCAAACTACATGGCAGACTGTAGAAGATTTTGGTGAAGGAAACTATTTCACTCACGCTACAGGAAACGATACTACTATAAGTACTTCTTGGAATACTAATACATCTTGGAATACGAGTAGAAATACTAGTGGAACAAACGGAACTAGTGGAACGAATAGCACAAACACAAGTTGGGGAACAACTAAAAGCACAAACACAAGTTGGAGTACAAACACAAGTTGGAATACAAGTAGAAGCACAAATACAAGTTGGAGTACAAACACAAGTAAAGCTACAGGAACTTCAGGAACTAATGCTACTTCAGGAACTAACTCTACTACGTTCAACACTAATACCTCTTGGAATACTAATACAGCGAGAGATACAACTACAGCGTATTCAGATAATACTTCTGGAACTAATGCTACTAATACCGCAAGAGATACAACTACAGCATATGCAGATAATACTAGTGGAACAAATAATACAAATACAGCGAGAAGTACAACTACAGCTTATGTAGACAGTACTTCTGGAACTAATAATACAAATACGGCAAGAGATACAACAACTTCGTATGTAGATAATACTAGTGATACTAATAATACTAATACAGCGAGAGATACAACAACTGCATACCAAGATACAACAACTTGGAGTACAAATACTTCAAGAAGCACAAGTTATGATACTTCGTATGGAACTTCTAGAACAAGTTCTCATGCTACTTCAACTAGTAGAGCTACAACGACTACATATGAAACTAGTAAAGCAACTGGAACAAGTAAATCAACTACAACAACTTTTGATACAACTACTACATTTGAGACTGCAACAAGTAAGGATACAACTACAACTTGGGCTACTACTGAAGGAACTATAACAAGTAGAGCTACAGATACAACTAGAACAACAGAAGAAACTAGATCAACTGCAACGCAGAAAGACACTACTTCAACTTATGAAACTAGTAAAGCAACAGATACAACTATAACAACAACACACTTAACAACAATAGCAACAGCGACATCAACTGCGCTGTTTGAAAGAATAACCGCCAGCTCAGCAGGTACCATATTTGATACTGAAGTCGCAAGCTCCACTGATTATGGATTGTCCTATTGGGACGGCTCAACGTGGACTAATGCATAATGCCGAAGGATAAAACAAAAATAGATGTTAACTATGTAAATAACAAAATGGAAAGTATGTTAGCCGCCATGTTCGACACTCTAGGAGAGACGGAAGAAAGGCTAAAAATGATGGAAAATGAAATCTTTAAATTAAAGAAAGAGATCAGAGATGGCAAAGCAAAAGCCAGTTAGAGGCAGACTAAAAAATCCTTTAGCACCTCTTTCTATTAATGAACAAGTAGGAGATATACCTACCCATTATATGAAATCGGGTAGTAGTATGAGACCGAAAGCTCAATTAAAAGAATTAAAGAGTTTTAGAGAAAGAGTTTTACCAAAGAGTCATAGAGGACTAGATCTTGAATATGATTTATGGTTTAATACTAATGAAATACATACTATAAGATCTTGGTTATATACAGACTTTATGGGAAATGGAATTTTATTTAAAGTAAACTCTGTAAAAATTAATGATAAATTATTTAAATCAATCGTTGATTCAGACATAAAAATAGACGAAGAACGACTTGATAAAATAATAAATAATTTTAGAGATAAATATTTATTAAAGGATAACGATAGTTATTATGAGAAAATAATATTTCCACCTGGCACTAATCTATTAACTAAGACTGGGAAAGATCAGCAAGTTATTGATTGGGGCAGGGTAACACATTGTGTAGAAGAGGGCTATGTAATAAAACCACACCCTATAACTACACATCTTTACATAGCAAAGTTTAAAAAAGAATATGGAAAAGAAAATGTGTTAGATAAAAAAGAGAGCGGAATGAATTTATTATTAAAGTGTAAAGAAGTGGCTTGTTCACCGAATAGTGAAACTGGATTAATAGCACTTCTTTTAGATAAGAAATTAAGACTTATCTCTACTCCAAAGATTGAGAGAGAGAAAAGTCATTTAACATATGAAAGTATTTACACAGCAACTGCAAATCAGAAGAATCAAACTTCTAAAGTTGCACTTCAGAAATTACTTTCAAGTAAAAGATCAGGCATTATTTTCGATTTTGACGAAGATGCCGAGGAAAGAGTAGAACGTTATTTTGATAACTTCTGGGATTATAAGATAAAACAATGACACCACAATTAGAATTAGTAGTAATATATGAGCAAGTGTATGGAATGTTCACTTTGGCGTCCCTATTGGACAAAAAAGAGAACTTTAGATTACATTTATTTATACGACCTTCCGTATGGGATAAAAGGGTTGTAGAATTTGCTTTGGCTAATTTTACTAAGGTAAATATTTATCAAATGCCTCAGATGGGCAGAGAACATATGGAAGCAAGAGCAACCTTGCAATTAAAAGAACATTGGAAAGATAAGTCGCCTGGATTAGGAAAAAGAGTAGTAATTTCAAGTGGAAATAGATTATTCTTAACTAACTTAGATGAAGGACAATTACCACCAGAAAAGTATTTTGATAATAAACTATCTCTTCTTTGTAGAACTCATAAATGGATAACTCATAACCACTTTCAATCTTATTACAATCTATTAGGATTACGTTCTCAAAAGAAAGATCTTGATAAGAAACTATTCTTTTTAAATTGGGATTCTTTTAGTAAAATGAATAATAATGATACTTTCTTTAGAGGCGGGATAGTTAAACCTACTCCGTATACTGGGTATTATGCAGATCAAGAAAGAACTGAACCACTTCCTCCTTTAGCAGATATCGACCAATATATTCTAAATGCAGATACAAAAATGCTTTTCTCAGCATTACTTAAAAACAATCATGTATATACTCCATTATATATTAATGGAAAAGATGATGAGTTATTAAGACATGAAGCAGTCGGACCAAAAGATGCATTTAATTATAATTTAATGTTAAGAAAGAGTTGGTCTATTGAAATGCCAAGATCTGTTCTTAATTGTCCGTATGAAACATTACCAACTATTTATCAACTAGCAGTACCTTTTGATCAATGGTCTAGTTTAATAGATAAAATTCCTCTTAATTTAAGATATGCTGGTTTAAATGAAGTATTATTAAGAAAAGCCGATAATCAGAAAAAATATCTCAGACAGGTTGTAGAAGCAGGTTATCAGTTAGGTAAAATGGGATAGTGGATAAACCTGCAATCCTATTAGTACTTGTAGTTGGAATTCTTATAATCGGTTTATTACTAAAATAGATAGTATTGGAATATTCCATGCCATGCTAGAGCAGCAAACAAATACACAAATCCAAGCCCCCACATAAAATTTCTAATAAAAATGGACTTAATAAACAGTCCTACAATCAGCACTAAAACTACTATTGTTATATCATAATTAAACATAGCTGGTTGATCAAATTCAAACATTACCTCGTAGATACAACACTAATTGCTTCTTCCTTTAGATCGGAAAGCATAATCCATTTAATAACCCCATTTCTAGATAAGTCAAGAGCAAAATCTCTTTCCGTTTTTGCACTATGAGGCACTTTACTTATAGTATTAACAGGAAAATGCCAACTAGAAGGTTTTGCTTCTCCCACATTAAAACTCAACTTCTTAGCAAAGAAATCAAATCCTATTATAGTTAAACTTTTCCAAATCATCATCTTTCTTGTAAAGTATAGTAGTGCCATAAATCCTTGTGAAGGACGAGGACTGTGCTTACTTTTATTTCTATATCCAAATTCTTTAAAGACTTCTTTTAATTCATCATCTGAAAACATTTCAATATATTCATAATCAAAAAAGTGATGGTCTGTACTTCCATCTAAATCTATCCTACAACGGTTAATCAATGGAATAGCATCTGGAAAATTTTTTCTATTTCCTTTTCTCAAAAGTCCCGATACCCAAACATCAGTTCTTGATCCTATTGAGTTTCTATTACTAGTACTAGGCATGCCTCTTCCAAAACGCACTATAACATCATAACTTTCAATTATACTTCCATAGTCATGGTGAAGAATCTCCACAGAGTTTCCTACTAGTAAAATATTCTTATTCTCTATAAGTTGTTGTAAATTTTCTTCCATTCTTCTGCGTATGGGACATCTTGGTAGCCTATCAGCCACGGTCCGCCGTCTGTAAAGTGAACTGCTTTTGGGTTTGCTATATTATAATAACCTACTAGCGTGTTATAAGTAACGGGTAAATCCCCTATTTCATTATCATTTTTTAGCCACTTAAATCCATGTAGATCACTTGCGTCTGCATTATTAATTGATTCTATAGTTAAATTTTGTGCCTTACTGCAATTTATATACATTAAACTAGACCAATACTTTTTATTATAAGGTCTGTTTACTTTGTTATTCATTTTACTATGTTCACTTACTACTAACTGTGCGTGTTTAACTACATGAACAGCATACTTCTTTTCTTTAAAAGAGCAAATTTCTTGGGGATCACTTCTCCACAAAAAATCACTATCACAGAATAGTGCATAACCTGTATAATCACATAGATATGGCACTAGAAATCTAGTAAAGGCAAAGTCAGTAGACTCGCCTTGTACTGGTCTATGATACCCTTTATCCACCATTTCTTCCTTAATAATAGGTTGAATATCGTGTGCTTTATTAAAGCGTAATATTGACGCTTTACACACTTCATAGGTTTCAGGATATCTACTTTCGTATCCTATAAATATCCTCATTGAGTTGTGTCTAAAGAGTTTCCTTCTGTTTCTTCTTGTTCTTCGTTCAACTGTTTTCCTAGTTCATTTATATACTGTTGTCTGCCAGTAGAAATAATAGCCATTAAATCCTGTAGTCTAGTCATTTCTGCATCTGCTCTCTGACAATGATGTACTATTTGTAGTTGTTCTTCGGACAAAGTACTAAGCTCGTGGATATGTCCATCAATAGTAATAGTTTGTCCTTCTATTTGTTCGTTCATTTAAATATGTCCTGCCAATTTCCTTTAGTACTACCTTTAGCATACTCAGTAGCACGGTTTTCAAAAAAGTTGGTATGCTCAACTGCATTAACTTGTATGTCAATCCAAGGTAATGGATTAACTTTTGAATTAAATATATTTTTTAATCCAAGTCCTAATAATCGGCGACCCCCAATATAGCGGATATACTCTTTAACATCTTCTGATGTCAAATCGGGAATTTTCGCGTTTTCAAAACAAACATCTATAAATCGATCTTCTAATTCGATGACGCGTTCCGCTGCGCAATATATCTCATATTTCAGGCTGTCGTTCCATATATCTGGATTTTCTTTGACGAAAGTTTTAAATAGTTGAGACATGCCCTCAACATGGAGGGATTCATCTCTAATACTCCAGGTCACTATCTGACCCATGCCTTTCATCAAGTTGTGTCTTGGGTAATTAAGAAGGATTGCAAAACTACCAAATAGTTGTACTCCTTCCGTAAACCCACTATATACAGCTATAGTCTTTGCTATATCAAAAGGAGTATCCATATTAAAATTTGTTAGATACTCATGCTTCTCAGCCATAGCTTGTATATTTAAAAATTCTTCGTAAAATTCTTCGCTTTTACCTAATGTGTCTACTAATAAAGCATACGCTTCCATATGAACTGCTTCCATTGCTGCAAATGCAGAAAGCATCATTCTTATTTCAGGTTGTTTAAAAGTAGGTAAATAATGATTAGCATATCCCCCAGCTACATCAACATCTGCCTGAGTAAAAAATCTAAAAAGATTATCTAGTAATTTCTTGTCATCTTTTGTAAGATTTTCTTTATAGTCCTTTACATCATCTTGCAAAGTAACTTCCTCAGGCATCCAATGCATTTGTTGTTGAGTTTTATACATTTGAAAAGCCCACGGATATTTAAAAGGTTTATAAAATGTTCTTTCTTCTAATAAACTCATATCAACCCTCACACGCTAAACAATCTGATTGTTCAAAAATTATTTCTCTTTTTACTAAATCAGATACTACATCAGCTCTGGATATAGCTTCACTTCGTAAATAATAAAGAGTTTTTAAATTTCTCGCCCAAGCTAACATATGTATATTATGTAAGCTACCTTTATCAATATCTGGTGGGAAGAATAGATTTAAACTTTGAGACTGACAAATATATTCTTGTCTATGGGCAGCGTGATCTATTATCCAAGACTGGTTTAATTCAACAGCAGTCTTAAATACATTCTTTTCCCAATCAGATAGAAAATCTAAATGTTGGACGCTTCCTTTATTTGTTACTATAGTTCTCCAAGTTTCTTCATCATTCCGTTCGTAACCTTCTAAGATTTCTTCCAAAAATTTATTTTTGAGAAGATTACTTCCAGACTTTGTTTTCTGTGTGAAAGCATTAGCACGGAAAGGTTCTATGCTAGGGCTTGTATTTCCACATATTATACTAGAACTTGCATTGGGAGCTATAGCCAGTAGATGTGCATTTCTTACTGTGCAACTATCATCATCTGGACAAGCCCCTCTTTCTACTGCTAGTTTCTTAGTTTCTTGTTCTGCTTTCTCTTTAATATAAGAGAATATCTTTAAATTTGCGCCTGTAGCTTGTGCACTCTCGAAGGGTATATTGTTCTTCTGTAAGTAAGCATGAAACCCCATTGCGCCTAATCCTAAACTTCTTTCTCGCATAGCAGAAAATTTTGCTTTATAAAGAGGTTCTGGAGCTCGTTCAATAAAGTCTGTTATAACATTATCTAACATTCTTATTAAGTCAGGAATGAACGCAGGGTGTTGTTTCCATTCGTCAAAATATTCTAAATTGACACTTGAGAGACAACACACCGCTGTTCTTTCTTCATCGGTGGCAAGAGTAATCTCAGAGCATAAATTGCTATGATTTACTTTAAGTCCTTTTTTCTTTTGGAACTCAGGTAGTTCTGCATCAACTGCATCACTAAACATAATATATGGTTCTCCTGTTTCCATTCTATTTTGCAATAGTTTTACCCATAGTGCTTTAGCAGAAACTACTTTTTTGACTTCTAGTGTATGGGGGTCAATTAACTCCCAACTATCATCAATACCAGCTTCTTTAGACGCGCTATGGATTAACTCCATAAAGGCGTCGTTAATACTAACACCATGATGTAAATTAATAGACTTGCGATTGCTATCACCGCCAGTGGGCTTTCTGACATCTAAGAACTCCTCTATTTCTGGGTGACTTATATCGAGATAGGCAGCGTAGCTTCCTCGTCTAGTTATACCTTGACTGAAAGCTAACATCTCTCTATCCACGACTCCTATAAAAGGTATTACACCTGTAGATTCAGAGCCTTTGGAAGTTTTAGTTCCTTGAGCACGAACTGCACTCCAGCCCCCACCTATTCCTCCTCCAAAAGAAGAAAGAAAAGCGTTCTCTACATAATGTTCTGTAATACCTTCACGGCTATCATCTATATAGTTTAAAAAACAACTAATTGGTAGACCTCGTTCTGTGCCTCCATTTGATAGGACGGGAGTAGCGAACATAAACCATAAGTTACTAACGTAATCATATAGCCTTTGTGCGTGTGCGTCATTATCGGCAAACGCTGTCGCAGCTCTAGCAAATGCTTCTTGGGGAGATGTTTCATATCCCACCATATATCTGTCTTGCAAAGTTATCTTTGCAAAATCATCTAATAAAGAATCTTTACTAAAATCAATTTTCACTTATGTACTCCTCTACTAATCCTATAATTTCATCACTATTTCCTAAAACTTGTCCGTCTACATCATATGATAAATCCATTAATTCTACATTTAAACCTAACTGTTCACTTCCGAACTCATTTAGATTTTGCATATGCTTATATTTACTTTCAATAGGTAAGGTAGCCATAATATCAAAAATATCTCCGTATTGTTGTATTAAACCACTCGCCCTTTTAGGACCGATGCCGTTAACTCCTGGGACATTGTCTCCCTTATCTCCTGTTAAGCATTTAAAAGTTAAAAAATACTCAGGGTCAAAATCGTAATGTTCGTCCCAATTTCCTAATGTTGTTTCTTTTCTCGTTACTGTTGAGAACCGTGAAATGTTCTCATCAATTAATAAATCCCAATCCTTATCCGAAGATACTAACCATATATCTTCTAGACCGAGATGTTCTCGCTTTGAACATATCAAAGCGGCGATATCATCTGCTTCCACGCCATGATATCTTAAGGTTAAATGCCCTTGTTTAGTGAGCAGTTTCATTGTATTTGCAAATTCGGCAATAAACATTTCAAACTCTGCTTCTTCTTCAGGTGTTTGATCTGCATATTTTTCTTTACGATTTGCTTTATACTCTGGAAACATCTCCTTTCTTTTATGACTTCCGCCATCTCCAAGAACGACTATCTCTCCACAGTTGTAAGATTTTGCTAGACTTTCGACTGTTCTTACATATTCAGTCTTATATTTTAATTTGCCCTGATGTTTCCATCGGAAAGCTAAGTTGAGTCCATCAACGATCAATAAGTTCCCATTCGGGATCGGCTTTCCAAGGCTCGTAAATTCTATCGCCATACGTAAATTCCATTGTTTCTTTCTCTAACCATTGTTCTGCGTTCATTATATATGCGCCTAGCCATGATACATGCACATACTTTTTATAGAACAAGGGTTTTCTTGTTGTTGCTACAAAAAATTGTTCATGGTTTTTCTTCCAAAATAATAAAGGTTCTAGGTTGGTATCCTCTGATTGCTTTATTAATTTGTTCCACCATTGAACAAGATTATTACTTTTTTGCGTGAATATTTTTGAGGTAAAAGGATTCTCTCTATAAAATTTTACTTCTATAAGAAATACATTTTTGTGATGCACAAGATACAAATCTCCCTTCACTTTTCCACTTCCTGAGCCAGGAACTTGGGTGAAAGGTAACCCAGTATGTCGGGTCAACATATTTGCTACTTGTAATTCGCCAGTTTTGCCTTTTTGTCGGGCATTAACCATTTGTCTCTATGTAAGTAATTACATCTTGAACTGTAAATAGTTTTTCTGCTGCTTCATCGGGAATTTCCATATCAAATTCCTCTTCAAAAGCCATAACTAATTCTACAGTATCTAAAGAGTCTGCTCCTAGATCGTCCATAAAGTTAGCTTCTGGTTTAATACTATCATAGTCTATATCCAAATGTTCTGCCGTTATTTTTATTACCATTTCTTTCATTAATCTTTTCCTTCAATTTCGTTTAAATATTCACTTTGCCTGATTTTTGCTTTTTCTGTATTAGATAAAGCAGCCCATTCACAGGCAGGGCACTTTTGTCCTCTTGGTATAAAGCGGGGGTATCCGCCCGTCTCGGGACACTCATGTTTCCAAAACGTCCAACCAACGGTTCGTTTCATTGTTCTAAGGTACTTATATTCTCCGTTTTTATTATCTCTATTTTCTCTAATAAAGGGTGAGTCCACCCATGAGAAACGAGATAAGTATTAAGAGTCTCTTCCTTTAAAAGGACTTCTACTACTTTTTCTTTTCCTGCTTCGTCTAATGCTTGATTAACTTCGTCTAGGAAAAGAACGTTTATTTGACTTCTACTTATTGAAGTCATTAATTTTCTAATTGCTACAAGTGTAGCAATATTAACTCTAGCAAGCTCACCGCTAGAAAGAGCCAAAATATCAATAATATTCCCATTGTCAGATACTTCAACATTTAACTTATCATTCT